AGAAAGGAAATCAAGATGGAAAAGCAGTATGTGGTAACGCTCTCACGCGGGGACGGATGCCAGGAAGAGGAAATTTGGGGACCCACCTGCCTGGAGGATTGTGGCAGCTTCGTGACCGGGTGGCTCTCCGGGTATTCAGAGCTGGGGATCACTCAAACCTGCTACGAGATCACTATAAAGGAGGTGCAAGCATGAGCATCAACTTCCAAGAAGCCCTGGCATCCGGCTGGACCCTTGCTGGGTCCAGTTGGTCCCGCGGCTATATTAGCCGCAAGGTTGACATTATGAAGCAGCCGCTGCACATGGCCGGAGGCACCCGGCTGGGGCTGTTCTATGTGGAACTCCCGGCGGATCGTTCGACCCGCTTCCACGTCAGGCAATACCTTAAACCACCGGCGGGGCTGCTGCCGGAGTGAGGAGCGAAAAACATGAGCGAACTGATTGACCGTGAACCTCTGCTGAAAAAATGGGGGACGGATGCTGGTGCCAAGACGATTGTCATGGAGACTGTTCAGAGTGTGCGTTCCCCGGTGCGGTTGATGATTTGAAAACTGCTACCACCATTGATGCTGTACCTGTGGAGATTATAAAGCATTACAAAGAAATGTGGGAATCAAGAGTACAATGCGGGCATATCTCCGATAGACTAGCAAACGGGTTGATGGCACAAGCTGTTGAAATTATTCTTAACGATCACGAAATGGCCAAGTCTTTTACGGAGGCATTAAACCATGGCAAAGAAATTTAGTTTTTCCTACCCCTACGCGTCCTACATGGACGTGTCCCTGATGCGGGAAACAAAGACCAAGAAGGAGCTGCTGGCGGAGTATAAGGCCATGCGGGATGAGGCCAACCGGCGCTTGCGCGGCCTGGAAAAGTACAAATGGACGCAGGCCTCCCAGGCGTACCAGTATAACAAGGACCGTTTCAAGGGCGGCGTTTCGCGCTTGACCAAGGAGCAGCTCAGCAAGCAGATGCGGGAGGCGGCTATCTTCCTGGGGTCCCAGACTTCCACCGTCCAGGGCCAGCGCAGGCAGCGTGACCGGATGCTGGACACCTTCCGGGAGAGCTGGGGCTTGGAATTTCTTCACCGCGGGAATATTGCCGACTTCGTCCGCTTCCTGGGCGCCGCCCGCGCCCACTTCGGCGCGGCCCATTATTCCATGGACGAGGTGGAAGCCCTGTTCAAGACAGCCCGCCGGGAAAAGCTGGATATGGACGAGATCGAGCGCAACTTTTCCAACTTTGCGGACCGCGCTATGGAAAGTCCTAATTATGCCAGGTACATGAGAGAAGCCGCGGCGCGTTTCTCGTCAGACGATTATGAAGGATGAACGATATACAATAGATACCTTCCCTTTCGATGCGCTGCGCTCCTGGCAACAGGAGCCGCGGCGCCGGGGGAACCAGGGTACCCGCAAGACGCTGGACTATCTGCACAACCTCACGGCCTTTGACATCGAAACCAGCCGCGACCCGGAAACAGACCAGGCGTGGATGTATATATGGATGTGGGGCTTCGAGGGGATCGGCGTCCTGCTGGGGCGGAGTTGGGACGAGCTGCGGACGGCCATGGACAGGGTCCGGGAGATCATCGGCAGTAATACCATGGTGATCCTCGTCCACAATCTCAGCTTTGAATTTCAATTCCTTCGTTTCATCCACGAATGGAAGCCGGAGGAAGTCTTCGCGCTCAGGCCCCGAAAGGTATGCCGCTGCTATATGGGTGATACATTTGAATTCAGGTGTACATACCTGCACAGCAACATGAGCCTGGACCTTTGGACAAGGAAGATGGGCGTGGAGCATACCAAGAAGGATGGCATGGAATACAACTATGATAAGATTCGGTATGCAGATACGCCCATGACGGAAAAGGAGCTGCAATACTGCTGTAATGACGTACTGGGCTGCATGGAGGCCTACCGGGCGGAGATGGACCGGGACGGAGACTATCTGTCCACCATCCCCATGACGTCAACAGGCTACGTCCGACGGGACGTCAAGCGGGCCATGCATCCTCTTATGCGGACGCTGCACTATATGGCGCCGTCCTATAACACCTACGTGGCGCTCAGGGAAGCGTTCCGCGGCGGGCTGACCCATGCCAACCGGTATTATACCGGTGTGATCCTGCACGATGTTCATAGCGCGGACCGGTCCAGCTCATACCCGGACGTTATTTGTAATGATGATTTCCCCATGGGGAAATTTCGCAAGGTCCGGGGCTGCAACGAGCAGAAGGTCCTCCGGTTGATCAAGGAGAGAAAGGCCGTCCTTTGCCGTGTCATGTTCTATGGTATACGGATCCGGGACGAGCTGGACGGATTCCCCTATTTGTCCGTAAGCAAGTGCCGCGGCCTCCGGGCCATAGGCCCTGACGGTGAGCAGGCCACCTATGCGGAGGATAACGGCCGCGTACTCCGGGCGGACTTCCTGGAGACCACCGTCACGGACGTGGACCTCCGGATCATCCTCCGGCAGTACGCATGGGACGATATGCAGATATATGATGCCTGGTGGACCCACTACGGCCCTCTCCCTGATCCTCTCCGCCTGACCGTGATCGACTATTACAGGAGTAAGACGGAGCTGAAAGGCAAGGAAGATAAGCAAAGTAAGCAGCTCTATGACAAGAGCAAAAACTTATTGAACTCCTGTTATGGTATGATGGCGCAGGACCCGATGCGGGAATCCCTTGCGTGGCTGAATGGCGCATGGGAAAATGCCTATTTTGACAAGGAACAGGATAAATGGGTCATAGGAGAAAAGGACCCTGAAAAACGCCTCACAGAAGCCCAGAGGAACATATACCTATTGTATCAATGGGGTTGTTGGGTGACGGCGTGGGCGCGGCTCCGGCTCATGGAAGGGGTGGCACAATGCAAGGGCCGCTGCGTCTACGTGGATACCGATTCCTGCAAATACCTGGGCGCCGTGGATTGGACAGAGTACAACCGGCGCCGGATAAAGCACAGCGCCCAGGCCGGAGCATGGGCCACAGACTCAAAAGGCAAGCGCCATTATATGGGAGTCTACGAGCAGGAGGACGGTTACAAGGACTTTAAGACGCTGGGCGCCAAGAAGTACGCCTTTATCCATGAGGGCAGCGACCAGGTGGAGACCACGATCGCGGGCGTCAGCAAGCGCCTGGGCGGGAAGGAGCTGCAGGCCAACGGAGGGTTGCCCGCCTTTTCGGAGGGGTTCGTCTTTTGCCTGGCAGGCGGGACGGAGAGTATATATAATGATAATACTCCCATTCAGGTGACGATGGTCAACGGCCACCGGGTGGAGCTGGGTCCCAATATTTGCATAGCGCCCAGCACGTACAGGGTGGGCCTGACGGCGGAATACCGGCGGATACTGGAAGAAATATCCAATTATGGCGGCTTGACAGGCCCCGGCGGCGTGTTATATACTTAAGTAGTCCCCAGTAAGGTCAAGGGAGCCGGAGGCATTACCATGGACTACAAACCGCCATCTTGCACCGCATGCTCTTACCGGCTCCCCATGACCTGGACCAATAAGAACGAGATGTACAAAATGCTGACAGCGGCAGGCTGGAAGCTGGACCCGGCAATTTGTCCACAATGCAGGAGGAAGAAATGGCTCGCGGAAAACAAATGGAAAGCATCTGTACCAACTGCGGATTCCAGATCGTGACCGACTACCCATACCCCCAACCCTGCCCCCTCTGCGGGGAGCAGCTCATCCAAAGAAAACCCGCGGCAGCGCCGCGTGGAAATAAAAATAGCAAAGGAGCAAAGAAAGACAATGGAACAGAAAGCAACAAGATTCGGTAAGAAGAACCAGGCCGCGGAGGCCCACAAGCTGACGGTGGAGAGGGTCCACCAGTTTGACGATGGCAGAATTACTTTCAATCTGACGGTGGACGGCTTCGTGACGATCTACGACTGCCGCATTTATGACGGCAAGGACGGCAAGCCCTTTATCAGCTTCCCGGCGCGTAAGGGCAACGATGGCAAATACTGGAATCACGCCTATATTAAGCTCTCCGATGAGCAGACCGAGGACGTGGCGAAACAGGTTGAGGAAAAGCTGGCGTAACCGGCAGGAGGCGCCCCGCTTCGGCGGGGCGTATTTTATTATGGATATAATAGCAAGCAACGGTTATTTAAATGTTCCGGGGATCATCGGCGCGGGATTCACTTTCAATATCATACTGTCCGGCCGCGGCGTGGGTAAAACCTTCGGCTTCCTCAAGCAGCTCCGGGAAGACGCCGTGGCAGGCCGCGGGCGCTTCGCGTACCTCCGGCGCCTGCAGACGCAGATTGATATATGCGGCAAAGCGGAGTTCAACCCCTTCAAGCGCCTGGACCAGGTGTACCATCTTGAAACGCCTGTCAAGGCAATATCCAAGTATAGCAGCGGCTTCTATGACGCGGACCGGAAGCTCCTGGGCGTGGGCGTGGCCCTGTCAACCTTCGGCAGCCTGCGCGGCTTCGATGGGTCCGATATTACGTCCATCCTGTTTGAGGAATGTATCCCCAAGCAGGGAGAACACAGGTTGAAAGAAGAAGCGTCTATGTTATGGGACGCATACGAGACGATCAACCGAAACCGGGAGCTGGAAGGTCAGCCCGCCACCCGGCTATACTGCATCGGCAACAGCAACAACACGGCCGCGGACCTGCTGGTGGATATGGGGCTGGTATCCCGGATCGAGCGCATGAAAGAGAAGGGGATCCCGCTGTACCAGGACCGGAAGCGGAGCCTGCAGCTCATCGTCCTGGGCAGCTCATCCGTAGGAGAGCGCAAGCGGCAGACGGCGCTGTACCGGTTCCTGGGTGATGAGTCCGGCTATACGGCTGCCGCGCTGGATAATGACCCTGCGGAGGAATGGGGCGGCCGCAACCGGTCCCGCCCGCTGCAGGAATACCGGCCGCTGGCTACCGTTGGAGATATCACAATATATGAGCATAAGAGCAGGCGTGAGTATTATATATCCGGCCACCGGTCCGGCAATCCGCCCACCTACGGCACCGGTCCCATGGACCTGGATCGTTTCCGGGTCCGGTTCCGGGCGGACTTGTGGAAAGCTGTAATGGACAATAAGGTGATATACGAACGCACAAACGCCGAAATATTATTAATAAAGTACCTGGGCGCTTGACAGTTATATATTTTTTTTGATATATTACATATAGGGACGCCGTGGACGAACGCGGGGCCGGAAGCCCGTCCAAGCCATAGGCGTATGGCAAGAGCGGCGTCCCATAGGAGGACCATATGAATAAAACAACCTATTGGATTGTGTTGGCTGCTGCCATTCTTGTGGACGTGATTACCGGCCTTATTAAAGCTGTCTATACTCATACCTTCCAAAGTCGCATAATGCGGGAGGGTCTTTTCCATAAAGTGGGGGAGCTGCTGGCTGGCGGTGTTCTCTATGGAGCGCAAATAGTTCTTCCCATGATCGGTGTTGAAACCAACCTCCCCCTATTCCCCGCGGGGGTGGGCTACTGCTTCATTATGGAGCTGGGAAGCATCCTTGAAAATCTCCGGGCGTTTACGCCCGCGCTGGATTACATTCTGGGGAGAGCTGGATTACATGTCCGCGATGATAATGGACTTGAGTGAGCCATATGTATGGGGAAAGAAGCATAAGGAGGTGTAAGATTGGCAACGCTGGCGCAGCTCAATGATTTCATAAGTTATCTTAATGACCAATGGAATTTTATGACCGTGAACGGCCATGTATATGGGCAGCCTTATGTGTGGGGCGCACAGCATACACAGTTGACGCCCAGCAATTACATCTCCGTTATTAACAACCGGGAAGACGATGCTCTGAACCGGCAGAGGGCAAAAGCCTATTGTAAGCGCCTTTTTGACGCGGGCGCCACCGTTTTATACGCGTATGATTGTTCCGGCCTGGGAATGTATTTTTGGCAGAATGTGGAGCATGAATACCCCGGAGATAAAACTGCGGATGGTATGATGAATTCATGTACCCTCTACCGGGAGGAGCCGAAGCGGGGATGGTGGGTATTCAAGTGCAATTCAACCGGCCATGCATACCATATCGGCTATATGGTAGATAATACGCACGTGGTGGAAGCATACGGACGGAGCGAGGGAGTTATCAGGACGGTATTCTCGAAGTCAATATGGCAGAAATGGGGAATTCCAAAGATATTGAAGGAGGTGATCCCTGCGCCCGGTGATCCGGGCCATACATGGGTCCACTTCATGTCCAACTACTTGTGGGCCTCAGGAGGAAATTATTTCTTTCCTCCGCATTAAAGTCCGCGGGAATAAGAAGCGGAGCGTCAACGTCCGAACCGGACCAAGCACGGATTATAAGGTCCTGTTTACGGCACACGGCGGGAACAGCTTCCACCTTTTATATGTATCTCCGGAAACAGGCTGGTATAAAATAGATACCTTCATGGGACCGGGTTATATAACGAATAAGACAAAATACACAGAAATAATAAAGGAGGATTAAACCATGAGTCTATCGGCCCTGGATATCGTGGCGCTGGCTCGCTCCGGTTTTAACGCGGAGCAAATTTCTCTACTGAACAAGACTATGCTGGAAATGCCGGAACAAGCACAGGTATCCACACAATCCACAGAACCCACACCGTCCACAGAACCCACCGAAGTTTCCGAACCTTCCACAGTATCCACAAAGCAGGAAGTTAAAGCCGCTCCTGCACCGAAGACGCAGGATACTGCCCCGGCGCCCGCCGCACAGGGGCCTACCATGCAGGACCTTTTCGCTAAGATTGCAGCGCTGGAAACGAAGATATCCGCAAACGCTATCAACAACATCCAGCAGCCGGAGCAGGCGGGCGTCCTGACCGGTGAGCAGGTCCTGGCAAACATTCTCGACCCAAGGGAGAAGTAAGACATGGCCAACATAAATAAGAACATTATCATGCAGGCCGGGGCAGCCGTAGCGAACGCAGCAAATAAAGCCGCGGGACTTTCTGCCTCAACGCCGGAGCCGGGGACCATTATCAGCGTTATCCAGCTCGTCAACGGCGGGCGCACGATTGGCCCGGAAGCTCTCGCACACTTTACGGAGTCTGTTCGTAATAAGCTGTTGTCTCTGCTGGTGGGTTTTGAGCCTATCCAGGACATGAACGGATATGACCACCCTTGGCCCGGTGGGGGCGGGAAGAACATTCTTAACCCCAAATTGTACAATGGAGGTACATACAACCCAAGTGTGGGGACAACGTGGACATTGACGGAAAGCGCAAAGCAGTTTTCTACAACCAACAACAAAACTTTCACGATACAGACCACGGCGGAATGGGAATCGTACATTATCCTCATTCCCATCACGGGACTGGAACACGTTAAGATTAGCTATGAGCTTTCCTCAACATCAACGCTTCGCAAGTCGCAAGGCTATCTTGATTCGTCCTATAAGGTTTTGTACAATTCCTCCAGTACCGATACGCATGTAACCGCAGACCAACAATGGAATCCTGGCAGTAATCCAAACGCCGCTTACATCTACATTTTGATAAGTAATGGCGGAACTGCATCGGCAACCATTACGCTGACAGACCCCCAATGTGAGAATGGTACTACAACTACAAGCTATGAGCCATATGAGAACATTTGCCCCATATCAGGCAGGACTGGGCTTTCCGTGTACGTAGGACCTACTAGCGCGATAGGAGATGCAGAGACCCATTCAATGGCCTGGACAAGCCCCGCAGGGACCGTTTACGCCGGAAGCGCGGATATTGTTACAGGAGATATTAAGGCAGCTCCGTATTATGCGTCATACAATGGTGAAACTCTTGTAGGTCCGTGGGTTTCTTCAATGGACGTTTACGATCCGGAAGGAACACCTACCACAGGCGCCCAGGTGGTGGACCTGGGCGGGGCCATGACAGAATACCATATTACCGGCCAGGACATTATCACGCTGGTGGGGGATAATTACATCTGGTCCGATAGTGGGGATGTAACAATAACAGAATAACCAAGGAGGATAAAACAATATGCCTAACGTAAACAGTAACATTATTTACCAGGCCGGAACCCTGCTGGCTGATGTGGTACAGCAGGCTACCGGCAGAAAGGTGCTTACCGCAAGCACTCCCGGCGAGTGGACCTCTGTCGCGCAGTCCGCGCTTTCGGCTGGCGTGGAGCCTATCCTGAACACCCTCGTCAATATGTGGTCCCGGACGATCTTCTCCGTCCGTCCGTACAGCGCCAAGCTTAAAGGCCTCGAAATGAGCGCTGACCGCTTCGGTTTGATGACCCGGAAGCTCTCCCCGGTGGTAAAGGACCCCGGTGATGATGCGGCATACCTCTGGCCTGTCGCGTATGACGCCAGCCAATCCCCGGCCACCGGTGACGGCCACAGCGTGGATATGTACGCGATCAGCAAAAAGCAGGTGCTGCAGACCGGGTTTGCCGGAGCTGCCGTCTACCAGGAGATCTTCACGATCTTCAAAGACCAGCTCGATGGCGCCTTCCAGAGTCCGTCCGAGTTTATGGCTTTCAACGAAATGCAGATGGCGGACCGCTCCAACTCCATCGAGTCCTGGAAGGAGAACGTAAAGCGTTCTCTGCTGGCCAATATGATCCTGTCCCTGAACGCTGAAAACCAGAGCGGCCGCGTGGTCCATTTGATCACTGAATACAACGCCGATACCGGCGCCAGCCTGACCAGCACCACCGTATTTGCTCCGGCGAACTTCCCCAGCTTTGTCCGCTGGATGGTTGCGCGATTCAATACCCTGGCCCGCATGATGAGCGAACGGACCGCGATGTTCCAGACCACGATCAGCGGCAAATATGTGCTCCGTCACACTCCCGCGGAGGACCTTCGCGTATACATTACCGGCCGCTTCAAGGACATGATGGATACCATGGCCCTTTCCGTCACCTTCAACGATCAGTATTTGAAAATGGCGGACGTGGAGGGGATCAACTTCTGGCAGGCGCCCGCTACGCCCGCGTCCGTCACCGGCAAGCCCACCTACACCAGCACCTCCGGCGTGGCCACCACCCCCGGCAGCGCTTCCACCGTGAGCAATATCGTGGGCGTGATGTTTGACCGTGACGCACTGGGCATGGCTTCCATCCTGGAGGAAAGCGCCCTGACCCCCTACAACGTCAAGGGACGCTACTGGAACAACGCCTATAATAACAAGTTCAAGACGAGATTCGACATGACCGAGAAGGCCGTCTTGCTGTTGCTTGACTAAGGACAATCCCCTACCCTCACGGAGGCCCCGGCGGCGCTTTGATCGTTTCTTGCTGCCGGGGGCATATTTTGAACAGGAGGCCCCATGTTTACTGTTAATCTATACGAAATGAATAAGAGGGAGAACTCCACCCAGCGCCCTTCCGGGAATGGCTACGTGATAAATTGTGAGGCCCATGAGCCCATAGACCTGATGAGCCCCACCTTCCTGATCAACCTGTCCGCGCCCTTCAACTATAACTATCTGTATATCTCCATTTGGGATCGGTATTACTGGATAGATAACTGGACGTACAATAAAGGAATTTGGGAGGCTGCCTGCAGCATCGACCCGCTGGCAAGCTGGCGAAACGATATCGGCAGCATGACCGAGTATGTACTCAGGAGTTCGGACGAGTTTGACGGCGGGATCGTAGATACCACATACCCGCTGACAGGCGAAGTCGATATAGAGCAGAATTTTGCCGCATGGAGTGTGGAAGCAAACCCCAACGGCTGCTACGTGATCGGCGTGGTTGGCGCTCAAGGATTGACGGAATACTACTGGATAAATGACTATGAGATAGATGATTTTGGCGCGGCCATGTTCGGCAACACCCTATGGACCAACATTGTTGCGGACGATCCCGGCGTCCAGCAGGGCGGCGTCCCTTCCTTTATGAAAGCGCAGTTCAACCCGCTGCAGTATGTTGTATCCTGTATGTGGTTCCCCTTCACGCTTCCACACGCGGGGAGTAAAAGCCACGTATACTTCGGGTATTTTGATTCAGGATGGGGCGCCTACAAGCTGACAAGACAAGCGTTCATGCTTTTCTCGGACAACATCCAACTGTCGGAGCATCCGCAGGCGGAGGAGCGTGGATATTATTTGGACCTGGCGCCGTATTCCCGGCTCAGACTTTCGGCCCTGCCCTGGGGCGAGATCGACCTGGATACCACGAAATTTTTCGGCGCCAACAGCGAAATATACCTGGAAGCGTGGGTGGACCCGGTGACAGGTTCAACGAAACTGTATGTTTCTAATGGAACAGCAGACCAAATTATTACTTTGGTGGGGCAGATCGGCGTCCCTGAACAGCTTTCCCAGGTGCTTAAGGACAACCTGGCAACCGTGACCGGCGGCCTTTCAGCGCTGGCCGGAGCTGCTTCCGCTATGGCGGGCAACGTCATGGGAGGCCTTGCCACAGTGGCGTCAGGCATCGGCAACGCGATAAGCGCTCAGTATCCGGACGTCAGCACCACCGGCACGAACGGCGCCAGGATAGCCGTAGCGCCGACCAATATCTATGTGACGCAGGCCTTTCAGCATATCGTGGAAGAGGACCGGCAAAACCACGGACGCCCGCTATGCCAGCGCCGGCGCCTGAACACGCTGCCCGGCTATTTGATGGTATCAGACCCGGATGTGGAGATACCGGCCACCAAGGCCGAGATTCAAAAGATAAAGGAGTACATGGTCAATGGCTTCTTTTATGAGTAAGAAAGGAGGTACACAATGGTAGAAAACGGCGCTCCTTATATGTATGATTACCGGAACGCGGTCATATCCAGCGTGGAGCCGTCAACGGTCCACGCCCGAGATACGGTCATTACCTGGTACTGGCGCCGGTGGCTTCTGCAAAAGGCCATGAGCCTTTTCACCTGGAAGCTGCCGGACAACTGGGATAAGGATTATTTCCTTTATACCCTGTACTGCTGGGGGTATGTGGCTATTGTCAAAACTGACAAATATGGTGTGATACCCCAAAGCTGCACCCTGGGCGGCCTGAACGTATTTTACAGACCCACCTGGGCGCTGATAAGTAACCCCCTGCTAAAGGGCATCCTACGGCCGGTGATCGGTGAACAATGCACCCTATTCAAGCTCCGGCCGGACTATGCCGGTATAATGGATGTAACAAACCATTACGCCGAGCTGCTGGCCATGTGTACGGAAACCGCGGCAACCAACCTTTACAACTCCCAGCTATCCTACGTATTTACCGCGACTGGAAAGGCGGCGGCGGAGTCTTTCAAGAAACTATATGATAAAATACACTCCGGAAACCCGGCGGCCGTCATAGACAAGAGCTTGATGGATAAGGACGGCAAACCTGCCTGGACGGCTTTTGAGCAGAATTTGCGTAATGTTTTTATCTGTCCGGATCTGCAGGAGTTCAAAAAGGATTTGCTTAAAGAATACCTGACGATAATAGGCATTCCCACGGCAAACACCGAGAAAAAAGAAAGGCTCATTGTAGACGAAGTAAACAGCAACAATGTGGAAACTTCGGTGGACTGGGACCGTTGCCTGGAGGAGCTGCAGCTTACCTGTAAGAAAACGCGGGAAATGTTCGGACTCCGGGAGGACGAGCTGTCCGTCACCTGGCGCGATATCGCAACCCCGGACAGAGTAACCGGAGAGGAGGTAGAGCAAAATGCCGTTAAGGAGTGAAATGAGCGTATGGGGACTCTATAACTATGACTACCACATTTTTCTTTCCCTGCAGATACCGGACAACCTGAACAGAGAACAATTCATCCATGCGCTGCTGGTGGAGTGTATGGACCTTGAAATTCTCTATCCTGACCCTGAATTTATGCGGGACGCTATACGGAGCTGGTCATTAGCTATGCTGCATTCCTGGCAGCAGATAAAAGACGCCCTGTATTCAAATTATAATATCATAGAAAACTATGATCGTTCCGAGGAGTGGAACGATGACGGAACCAGGACGGATAACCTGACGGAAACCAACAACGGAGGAAGCACCGGCTCCGGAACTGTAACCGGCTCGAACGGAAGCACCACCACGCACAGCGCCAAGGGATATAACTCCGGGAACTGGGTGGCCGGAGATAAAGAGGAAGTCACCGGAAGCGTAAGCAATACCACAAGCGACAACACCACCAGCAACAACACCCGGACCAATACAGGAACCGTAGGCCAAAAGATGAAGCGCACAGGCCGGGTGCATGGCAATATCGGCGTAACCACCAACCAACAGATGATACAGGCGGAAATTGATTTGCGTGTACAAAACCAGCTTACCTATATCATCATAAACGATTTCAAGAGGCGTTTTTGCCTCCTCGTATATTAAAGGAAGGAGATGATAATATGGCTTTTAAACTACCCTGGAGCAACTTCCATGAATTGAATCTGGATTGGATTCTCAATAAGATCAAGGAGCTGGAAGATGCTCTTGCTGGGATATCCGGCTCCACCGATCCGTCCAACGATCCGCCGGAAATGGACGGCACAGCCAACCCCGGCAGCTCCGCCAATTACAGCCGCGGGAATCATGTTCACCCCACCGACACCAGCAGAGCGTCCCAGGCAGATATGACGGCGCTGCAAGGTGAGGTGTACGATAATTATCAAACACTCTCAGGAGAGATAAACACCCTGGACGCCAAGGTCGCGTTCAGCGCGGCGGCGCCTCTCATGGACAGCAGCAGCCCCAGCAGCGGATCGAGCGCGTACCAGGCCCGCGCCGACCATGTACACCCTATCGACACCAGCCGCGCCAGCGCGGTCGATCTGGCATACCTCACCGCCCGTGTGGATGCCTTGTCGGGCGCGGCCGATCCGGCAACCAATGACCCACTTATGGACGGCACAGCCACGCCCGGAACGTCCAACAGCTACGCCCGCGGCGATCATCGACACCCAACGGACACCAGCCGCGCCAGCGCAGCCGATCTGACAGCCCTTCAACAGCAGGTAAACGCCATATCCGCAGCCGCCCCATCCAACACAGCCCCCCTTATGGACAGCACAGCCACGCCCGGAACGTCTGCCTTGTACGCTCGCGGGGATCATGTACACCCCACCGACACCAGCAGAGCAAGTGTTGCGGCGCTGAATGCCTTATCTCAAGATGTGGCCTCAAAATCCAACATCCTGGTAGTGGAAACGCTGGACTTCGGAGATATCATGACGAATGCAAAAAATTATAGAGCCACAGTAAGCGCCTCCAAGGCCGGTTATACCTTCCTGGGCTTCCTGGGCTATAAGATAACCGACAACAGTGGACAAGGCGCCTCTACGTGCCACGTATATGAGATGGCATATACCACCAATAACGAGGCACAGATAGCATTTGAGCAATCCGGATCCACGACTCTAAACATCCATATTTCAGCCCAAGCGCTCTATGTCGCGAATTCATAACTAAGGCAGCACCACTAAGACGGGCATGGCCCGCCTATTCTTTTTATAGTCCCAT